TTGTTGATTATACTAATTTAGCTTTAACAGAGTATCCTAATGTACATTTTGTAGGTGATGCTTTATCAGCTAGGGGTATAACAGTAAGTGGTGCACAAGGTACTTATGTTGCTGAATCACTTTTGGAGAATTAAAATAAACTTCGTATATTTACAATAAACAAAAATTATGGCTAAAATAGAAAAAACACCATTTCCACAAAGTAAAAAATTAAAAAAAGTAGACGGAACTATTGCCTATGTTTGGGATGGTAAACTTCATAATTGGGAAGGATATGCTTTAATCCCTGAAGGTATAGAAAAAAATGGAGAGTATCATTTATATGGTATTAAAATGTCTAAAGAAGAATGGAGTGAAGCTAGAAAACAAAGGGAAGGATTACCTTATTACAAAAACCAATCAATGAAAGCACATCTTTCAGATTATAGAAATTAATGAAAAGAGAAGCAGTTATAGTATCTGGTTATTTTAATCCACTCCATGTTGGGCATTTAGAATTATTTGAAAAATCATCTAGTGAGGGAGCATTCTTAATTGTCATTGTTAACTCAGATTTACAAAGGGAATTAAAAGGTTCTAAAGAGTTTATGCCCGAAGATGAAAGGTTAAAAATAGTACAATCAATTAAAGGTGTTGGAACTGCTTTAATTTCAATTGATAAAGATTCTACCCAAAATGAAACATTAACCCATTTACATGAGTTATATAGTGGAAATTGGGATTTACATTTTGCAAACGGGGGTGATCAGAATAATGATACTATACCAGAAAGCGTGATTTGTAATAAATTGGGTATTACATTGATAGATGGATTAGGTGATAAAATACAATCTAGTAGTTGGTTATTAAATAAATAATATGAAAATAGGTTTATGTGGTACAATGAGTGTAGGTAAAACTACATTAGTTAATGCTTTAAAAGAAACACAACAGTTTAAAGACTATATGTTTAGAACAGAACGTTCTAAATTTTTAATGGAGCAGGGTATCCCACTTAATACTGATTCTACATTAAAAGGTCAAACAGTATTTTTAGCTGAACGTTGTGCTGAATTAATTCAAACGGATATTATAACAGATAGAACTGTAATTGATGTTATGGCCTTTACAATGAATGCTAAATCTATTCCTTACCAAGATAAAGAAGCATTTGAAACTTATGCTAGTGAATTTATTAGAGAATATGATTATATATTTTATATTTCTCCTTATGGTTTACCTATAGAAGATAATGGAGTTAGAGAAACTGATGAATATTATAGAGATCTAATAGATTTTACTATTACTACACTAATCAAAAGATACGGTCATAGATGCAAATCAGTAGAAAAAATATCAGGATCTACAGATGAACGTATTCAACAAATATTGAATATTACAGGGCTTTAACATATTTATAATAAAACCCTTATTACGATGAAAAAATCTGAGTTAAAAAACTTTATTAGAGAAGAAATTGTGTCCACATTATCCGAAAATCTTGATGATGAAATTAAAGCATTAGATGCATATGATGCCAAATTAGATGATGTAATTAAGAAAAAAGAAGAGGCTGGTATTGAAGAAAAAGTAGCTAAATCAGTAGATGATGTTATTGACCCAGCTGATTATGGTCTTATTGGTTCAGGTTATTTAAAAGGCTTTAATAGACCTCATTCTTTAGATGCTGATCAATTAGAGACTCTTGGACGTAAAATTGTTAAACAATTATATAAAGGGGATTTTGATAAGGCTAAAGCTAAATTTATTAAAGAAGATGAAGTTAAAGAACCATCTGATGCTGAAATAAAAAAAAACAAAAGTTTAGCTAAGGCAGCTGAGGAATTAGCTGTATTAACTCGTGAGATGAAATCATTAGCTAAAAAATATTCTAAGGCTGAAGGGCAGGAAAAAGAAGATTTATTAAATAAATTGAAATCTAAAACTAAATTAAAAAAAGAATTAGATAAAATTTTAGATAAATAAAAATGGAGTCTAAAGAAAGGGTTATTTACATATTAAAAATCGTAGTACTATTCTGTATAATATTTTGGTTATTATTTTCAGATAAGGAAGAATATGTTGAAGATTATAATGCTAAAATAGAAGCATTAGAACAAAAAGTCGATTCGTTACATCATATAAATGACGAATTGACTTTTAAAATCGACACTTTAAATGGCCAGATAACAAAATTAGATAAACAAATTGATATTAAGGATAACAGAATAAATAGCTTGAAATATGAAATTAATACAAAAGTTAATGCCGTTGATGATTTTGATGATGATGAGCTTGAAAAGTTTTTCACAGAGCGTTACAGACAGTACCTCGATTCAACTGAAAAAACCAATAGCACGTCTAGTAATTAAAGATTTAATAACTGGAGATGGAGCTAAAAATGAGTTAGCTTTAACATTAGATAAAATACAATTATTAGAACAAAAAGTTGTTTTAAAAGATAGTGTTATTTTAAATCTTACTTCTCAAGTAGGAAATTTTGAATCTATAATGTCTACTAAAAGTGATCAATTAGCTTTATCTCAAGAATTATCCAAAAAACTCCAAACAGATTTAAAAAAACAAAAACTAAAAACTAAATTAATGGGGGGAGCAGGAATACTAGTAGCTGTAGGGGTTGCTATTTTAGTTAAGTAATATGAGCCAAGATTTAAAAAAAGTTATACGTCAGGAATATCTTAGATGTGCTAAAGACCCAGTTCATTTTATGCGCAAGTATTGCTATATTCAACACCCACAAAGAGGACGTATTCAATTTAATCTTTATCCATTTCAAGAAAAAGTATTAACATTAATGAGAGATAATCCTTATTCGATTATCCTAAAATCTAGACAGTTGGGTATATCTACTTTATCAGCTGGTTATTCATTATGGTTAATGACTTTTCATAAAGATAAAAATATACTTTGTATCGCAACAAAGCAAGAAACAGCTAAAAACATGGTTACAAAGGTAAAATTTATGTATGAAAATTTACCTTCTTGGCTTAAGGTTAATTCTGCAGAAAATAATAAATTAAATTTACGACTAGTAAATGGATCCCAAATTAAAGCAACATCAGCAAGTAGTGATGCTGGTAGATCAGAAGCAGTATCCTTATTATTAATTGATGAGGCAGCGTTTATTGACAACATTGGAGAAATTTGGGCATCAGCTCAACAAACATTAGCTACTGGAGGTGGTTGTATAGCATTAAGTACACCTTATGGTACGGGTAATTGGTTTCATCAAACATGGACTAGAGCGGAATCAGCAGAAAATGAATTTTTACCTATAAAACTACCATGGTATGTCCACCCAGAAAGAGATGAAGCATGGAGAAAAAGACAAGATGAACTTTTAGGTGATCCTAGAATGGCAGCCCAAGAATGTGATTGTGATTTTTCAACTTCTGGTGATATTGTATTTTATCCTGAATATATAGATTTTTATGAAAAAACCTATGTAAAAGATCCTTTAGAAAGAAGAGGTGCTGATCAAAATTTATGGGTTTGGGAATCACCTGATTATACAAGAGATTATGTTGTTGTAGCTGACGTATCTAGAGGAGATGGAAAAGACTATTCGGCATGCCATGTAATTGATGTAGCAAATAATACCCAAGTTGCTGAATATAAAGGACAATTAGGTACAAAAGAATATGGTCATTTACTAGTAGGCTTAGCTACAGAATATAATGAAGCAATGTTAGTAATTGAAAATGCTAATATTGGTTGGGCCACTATACAAGTTGCTATTGATAGAGGTTATCAAAATCTTTATTATTCACAAAAGAGTGACTCCCCAAATGCTAGTTCGTATTTTGATAAATACCAAGACCATTCAAAGATGGTTCCTGGTTTTACTATGTCTTCTAGAACACGTCCTATGGTAATAGGTAAATTCCAAGAGTACATTAGTGATAAAGGAGTAACAATACAATCAAAAAGGTTAATAGAAGAAATGAAAACCTTTATATGGAAAAATAATAGAGCCGAAGCTCAATCTGGGTATAATGATGATTTAGTTATGTCATTTGGGATAGCTATGTACATTAGAGATACAGCCCTAAGACTAAAGCAACATGGATTAGCAGCAACAAAAAGTGCTTTAAGTAATATGACGGTAACTAGAACAGCTTATCAAGGTGGTTATTTTTCCAAGGGCACTGATAATCCTTATCATATTGATACCAAAGATGGTAAAGAGGATATTAGTTGGCTCCTATAGCAATATTTATAACAATAAAATAATATTATGGCTGATAAAAGCATATTTTCAAGATTACAAAGATTATTTTCAACTGACGTTATTATCAGAAATGTTGGTGGAAACCAAATAAAAACAATAGACTCAGGGCATATTCAATCTAGTGGGGAATATGAAACTAATTCTTTAATGGATAGATATAATAGAATCTATTCTACAGCTCCTTCTTCTTTATATGGGGCACAATTTAATTTAAATTATCAATATCTTCGTACTATGATTTATTCAGAGTATGATGTAATGGATCAAGATGCTATTGTAGCATCGGCACTTGATATTTTAGCAGATGAATCCACATTAAAAAATGATATGGGAGAAGTACTTCAAATTAGGAGTGCTAATGAAGACATACAAAATATTCTATATAATTTATTTTATGATGTATTAAATATTGAGTTTAATCTTTGGATGTGGATTAGACAAATGTGTAAATATGGTGATTTTTTCTTGAAATTAGAAATAGCAGAAAAATTTGGTGTTTATAATGTTATACCTTATACAGCCTATCACATGGAAAGACAAGAAGGATATAATGAAGAGAACCCACAAGAAATTAGATACGTTTATAACCCAGAGGGTTATGTAGGAGGTGGAACTAGTAGTTCAGGTTATTATACAGTAAATCAAAATCCGGATAATACAACAGGTATTATATTTGATAATTATGAAATGGCTCACTTTAGGTTAGTAGGAGATGTTAACTATTTACCCTATGGTAGGGCTTATATTGAACCAGCTAGAAAATTATTTAAACAATATACTTTAATGGAGGATGCTATGTTAATTCATAGAATTGCTCGTGCGCCTGAAAAACGAATTTTTTATGTAAATGTTGGAGCTATTCCACCTAATGAAATAGAAACATTTATGCAAAAAACTATTTCGAGTATGAAGCGTACTCCATTTATGGATGAAAAAACAGGTGAATATAATTTAAAATATAACATGCAAAATATGTTAGAAGACTTTTATATTCCTGTTCGTGGAAATGATAACACAACTAAAATAGATACTACCCCTGGTTTACAGTATGATGGAATTCAGGATGTAGAATATTTAAGAGGTAAGTTATTTGCTGCTCTTAAAATCCCTAAAGCATTCTTAGGATATGAAGAAGGGTTAGAAGGTAAAGCAACACTAGCACAACAAGACATTAGATTTGCTCGTACAATTGATCGTATCCAAAGAATTATTCTATCAGAACTTAATAAAATAGCACTTGTTCATTTATATACTCAAGGATACACAGATGAAACATTAACTAATTTTACTTTAAACATGACTACTCCTTCGATCATTTATGATCAGGAAAGAATTGAGTTAATGAAATCAAAAGCTGAATTATCTGCTACTTTATTAGAACAAGGTTTAGTACCATCAGATTGGATCTATGATAATATTTATCACTTTAGTGAAGATCAATATGATGAATATAGAGATTTAGTTAGAGAAGATGCTAAACGTAAATTTAGAATAGCACAAATAGAAGCAGAGGGTAATGACCCTGTAGAAACGGGTAAATCATATGGTACACCACATGATTTAGCTTCACTATATGGTAAAGGTAGAATGTACTCAGAGCCAGACAATGTACCAGATCCAGAAAAATATGCTTCAGATGACCCTAAATTAGGTAGACCAAAAAATACTAATGTAAAACGTAATACACAAGATGACAATTTTGGTAAAGATAGATTAGGTACTAAACGAATGAAGGATACAGATAAAAATGATTCTAATTCTATTAGACCAAAATTTAAAGGAGGGAGCCCATTAGCTTTAGAAAGTGCTAAAACTACATATTTAAAAAATAAAGATATGTTTAAAAAAATAAATCAAAAAAGGCTAATTTTTGAAGAAGATAAAGATACATCTTCATTATTAGATGAAAACCAATTAAAGAAGTAAAATATTTTACATATTTATAAATAAATATATTTTTAATGAAAATAAAACACTCAAAGTACAAAAATACGGGAATATTATTTGAATTATTAGTACGTCAAATAACGGCTGATACATTAAAAGGTGGGGATTCCCCAGCTATTGATATTCTAAAAGAGTATTTTGTAAAAACTGAATTAGGAAGAGAATATAAATTATATGAATCTATAATTAAGTCTAAAGTATTAACGGAAAGCAAAGCTATTTTAGTTATTAATTCTATTTTAGAAATAAATAATAAATTAAATAGAAAAGCTATTAAAAGACAAAAATATAATTTAATAAATGAGATTAAAAAAAGCTACAATTTAGAATCTTTCTTTGGTTCAAAAATTAAAAATTATAAAGAATTAGCATCTTTGTATACATTAATAGAATCATATAATGCAGATAATACAATAGCAACAGAACAAATTATTGATAGCAAACTTACTTTATTAGAGTATTTAACTGAAAAAGTTATAAAACCTGATACTAAACAAACAGTATTAGAAGAATTTTCTTCATATGATAAAGATGTAAGAACCCTTACATATAAAGTATTATTAGAAAAATTTAATAGTAAGTATGATGTTTTATCCAATGATCAAAAACAAATACTTAAAGAATATATCAACTCAGTAGATTCAACTCCTGATTTAAGAAATTTTTATAATATAAAAATCACAGAATTAAAATCTACACTATCTAAAATCAATAAATTAGTTAAAGATAAAGTTACACAAATAAAAATTACTGAGGTATCTAAGTTTTTAACCGAATTAAAGAAAACTGATAAAGTTGGAGATGATAATTTAGTTGATTTGTTACGTTTTTATGAATTGGTACAAGAAATAAAAGTAGCAAATGGCGTTCAGATATAAACTTAAGGAAATGTCTAAAACTGCTTCTCCTGAAGCAGCTGAAAAGGAAACGGGAATCTCAAAAGATGAACAACGTGTAGGGAAAGTTACCTATAGTAAGGATGGTGATACGAAATTTACTGTTACTAATATAAATCCTGACACAGGTCAAATATCTTGGAAAGTTACTGATCTCCCTGCTTTTGATAAATTACTTGATGATGCTGATGCATTAATTGCTACATCTAAAGGTGTTTATACTAAAACTAAAGATGATGAAAAATTTAGAGAGTTTTATGAAGAAGCAAGAGTAATTAGAAATAAAATTAGAAAACATCTTAGAAACGAATATCCAGAAGAATATAAAAGAATGCAAATGTTCAAGGAAGGAGAAATAGATGAAATATCCACTACAGGAGGTGGAGCTGGAGCAGCAAGTTTTAGTGCCGGTACAGGGATGCAATACGCTACACCTTATGCTTTTAGAAAAAAAGGTGCTAAACCCGATGATGAGGAATATATGAAACTTGGTTATAGATTAGCCAAAGAGGGCACTTGTGGTTATGATAGAGATAATAAGGGGAAAAAATTAAAGGGACCAGGTGGGTTAGGTGAAGGTGATACTTACGAAAAAATGGCTGCCAAAGGTAAAAAAGCAGGTAGTTTAAAACAAGGTACTGTTAGAAAAAGATTAGGTATTAAAAAAGGAGAAAAAATTCCATTATCTAAAATAAATAAAGAATTAGCACGTCTTAAAAAAATGGATAAAGATGATGATAAAAAAGGTGTGCAATTAGGGGATAAAAATCAAAAATATTATAAGGCATTACAATTATCAAAAACATTAAAAACAACAACTAATGTTAATGAAGAAGTAAAAGTAGGGGATATACTTACTAAAGATGGAAGAAAAGGTAAAGTTGTGAAAGTAATGGATGATATGGCTAATGTAGATTTTGGTAATGGGGACGTTTATGGAATTACTTTTAGACGAATAAAAGGAAATAAAATAGTAAATGAAAATGACAAAGACCCAGGAGCTACATTAGGACCTGGTCCTAAAGCAACGGAAGATGGGGTAAAGGATAATTATTACGTAAAAGCATTTAAATATAAATTAGTCCCTAAAACTAAAGATGGTACTTATGTACAAAAAGGCTCAGGACTCGACGTAAATAAATTATTTTAATATGTATAATAAAAATATTAAAGAACAAGAAGATAAAGTAGAACAATTCCAAAAAGAAAGAATTGAAGCGTTTGATAAACTTGAATCTGAATTAGAAGATATAAAAAAATTATTACGTCAAGGTAAAATAAGTACAGTAAAATATTATAGAGAAAACCCAGGAAGTTTCGGGGTACATATTGGAACAGATTTAATTGGCGACTATTTTAAAGATATTAAAACACTATTAGATAAATAAATTATGAAATCACCAGAACAATTACATAAGGAATTAACAGAAAAGTTAATAACTGAAAATTATATGGATTTAAATCCTATAACTACATTTGAGGCTTCTCCAAAAGCAGATTTTGAAACAAAATTTGCCCAATTTTTAGCTGAAAAAAAAGGAGATGAATTAAAGCCTATTGTTAATACCGAAGAAAAATTTAACACTAAAGAAGAATTAGATAAAATCCCAGCTGAATCAAAAGCAAAACCTCAAGGTGAGGGATTTCAAATTTCTTATAAAGTAGATAAAACTTTAGAAAATGTTGATTCTCATAATTATGACTATTCCCCTTCAGTAGAAAATATTAATAATGTTAATGGTCAAGAATTACTTCAGGGTTTTTATACCGAAATGAAAAATAATCCTGATATGACAAAAACAGAAATCCAGGAAAAAGTAATTAAAAATTTAGCTAAAGATCCTTTACATTATGTAAAAGAAGGACAATTTGGAGTTGAAGGTTTAGGATATACTGAACAAAAATCTACAGAAAGTGGTGATAAAAATTATGGTGGAAGTGGATACAGTGAAAAAACTAAAGACAGTTCTAATAAAATGGAAATTGTTAAAGAAAGTATTGGTGGTATAGTTACTAATGGTTCCAATCCATGGACTGAAATTATAAATGATATTATTAGAGAGGAAGAAGATTTACCAATGGATGAAAATGAAGCGGCTAGTGCTAGACAAGAAGCTATAGAAGCATCCCAAAAAGCAGCTGGTATAGATGTAAATGAAGAAGAAAAAGAAATAGATGAAGCTAAAAAAGATCATGATGGAGATGGTGATGTAGACTCAGATGATTATTTAGCAGCTAGAGATAAAGCTATCAAAAAAGCAATGGGTAAAAAACCTAAAAAAGAATCTATTGATACTAAATTAGCTGAAATAGGAAAAGCTGGTGAAATTACTAAAATGGAAGCTCAATTAGAATTTTTATCTAATCATATTGATGAAAAAATTCAAAGAGTAAGTTCAATTAATGAAGATGATAATCTTAAAGAATTAGTTGATAAAAAGAAAATGAAAGACATGCAAAAAGAAATCAAGCTTTTAGAAAAAAGAAAAGGCAAGATGGAAAAAATGTATGAAAAAATGGCTGGTAAAAAATACCAAAAAGCTGAAATGGTAGACGAAATGGATGCCGTTTCTTGGAATGAAAAAAATAATCCAACAAGAAGTAAAGCAGTTGGGGAAAGAGATCCCAAAAAAGTAGGTCAATCAACATCTGCTTACGCAGTAAATGTTAATGAAGTAGAATCTATATAATGAGTAAATCACTTTTAATAGAAACAACTCCTTTTAAAGCAAACCCAATTAAGTTAACAGAAAACGTTAATAAAGAAAATGGAAATTTGCTCGTAGAAGGTATTTTAGCAACTGCTGAAGTAAAAAATGGTAATGGTCGTTATTACTCAAAAAGTCTTTGGGATAGAGAAATGGAAAAATATAATGAGCTAATTGAACAAAGAAGATCATGTGGTGAATTAGACCACCCAGAATCTACAGTTGTAAATTTAAAAAATGTATCTCATTTAATTAACGATTATTGGTGGGATGGAGATAATGTAATGGGTAAAATAGAAATACTCCCTACTCCTTCGGGTAATATATTAAAAGAACTTATTAAAAGTGGTGTTACAGTAGGTGTATCATCCAGAGGTATGGGTTCATTAGAACAAAGAGGTGATCTAATGGAAGTACAAGATGATTTTGAATTATTATGTTGGGATTTTGTATCTACTCCTTCGAACCCAGGTTCATATATGCATGAAATAATTAAAGAAGGTAAAGAAAAATTTATTTACGATTATACAAATGTAAATAAAATTTTACACGAAATACTTTGTTCCAAAGGATCTTGTCCTATTCTGTAATTTTACAAAATCTACATATACGTATAATCGCAATGTGTCATGAATCTGAATATGACACCGATATATAATTAATTCTTATTACGATTCCTAATAATCGTATTTCACAAACTTAAATTTTGAGATTATGGCAAACAATGATTTGTTAAAAGAAGCAATTGCTGATGCTAAAGCTGTTAAAGAAACTGCTATCGCAAATGCTAAACTTGCTCTTGAGGAGGCTTTTACTCCACATTTGAAATCTATGCTTTCTGCAAAATTAGAAGAAATGGACAAAGAAGACGTTGACGAAGGATACGGTAAAAAGTATGAAGAAGACGACGTAAAGAAAGAAGAAATGGATTCTAAAGATGATATGAAAGAAGAGAAAGAAGATATGGATGAAGCTAAAGAAGAGCTTGATGAGATTAACTTAGACGAATTACTTGCTGAACTTGAATTGGATGAAGACAAACGTACAGATGCTGAACAAGAAGGCTATAAGGACGGATTCGAAGACGCTAAAGACGACATCGAAGCTGAACTTAAAAAAATGAAGGTATCAGAAGAGATGGAAGACAAAGACGATGTCAAAGAAGAAATGAAAGACAAAGACGATGTTAAAGAAGATGCTCGAACTGATGCTGAAGAAGAAGGCTACCTTGATGGTATGAAGGACGAAAAAGAAGACATGGATGACAAAGACGACGAGGAAATTGACCTTGAAGATATGTCAGAAGATGACTTAAAAGGATTCATTGAGGATGTTATTAAAGATTTAGTAACAGACGGAACAATTGAAGCAGGTGAAGATTTTGAAGAAGTAGACGTAGAAGATTCTGTAGATGTTGATGTTGAAATTGACGAAGAAATGAAATCTGAAAAAGATGACATGGACGAAGAAATGAAAAAAGACGACGACAAAATGGAAGAAGAAATGTCAAACCCAGTAATGCGTAAAGGTCTTAAAGGTGATAATGAAACCGAAAAAGAAACTGAAAAAATGAGATTCAAAGAAGCAATTGATGAAATCAATGAGCTTAAAAAAGAATTGAATGAAGTAAACCTTTTAAATGCAAAACTGCTTTACACAAATAAAATCTTTAAGTCTAAAAACTTAACTGAAGATAAAAAAGTTAAAGTGCTTAAAGCATTTGACAAAGCGTCAACAGTAAAAGAAGCTAAAGTTATTTTTGAAACATTAAATGAAGGTTTAATGTCTAAAACAGAAGCCCCAGCAAGACCAAAAGGTAGTGCCTCAAGAGCAACTGGAACAATAACGGAAGCTAAAAAACCTATTATTGAAAGCAATGATGTATACAATCGTATGCGTAAACTTGCTGGACTAATTTAAAAATAATTAATTAACCCTATTAAAACTTAAAAAAATGAGCTTAAATACTCTTTTAGAAAGCGCAAACCCATATCACTCAATGCAGAGTGATGCAGCCAAATTGGCATCAAAATGGGAAAAAACAGGTTTATTAGAAGGTTTAGAAGGAGCAAATAAATCCAATATGGGTATTATCCTTGAAAACCAAGCTAAGCAACTTGTTGTAGAGGAATCTAACACTGGTGGTGGTGCTGGAGCAGGTAATTTTACACCTGGTACTGGTGCACAGTGGGCTGGAGTAGCTTTACCATTGGTAAGAAAAGTATTTGGTCAAATTGCAGCGAAAGAATTCGTTAGCGTTCAACCAATGAACTTACCTTCTGGTCTAGTATTCTACCTAGATTTCCAATATGGAACTGGAAAAGTTCCATTTTCAGCAAATTCATCAGTATATGGTGATGCTGGAACAAATCCATCAACTGCTCCTTTCGGGAACACTAATTCAGGTGGTCTTTATGGAGAAGGAAGATATGGATATTCTATTAACACTACTGCATCGGTATTCACTGCTGAAGCACAAATTACTACAGGATCAGCTACTTTACACTCAATCAATTATGATTCAGCATTCTCAGCTTCTGTAGCAAGTGGTGCTGTTGTAACTGCATCTGTAGCTATTGCTGCTTTAGATGGTCAGTATGATGCTGAAGCAATTAGAAGTTTCTACTTAGTAGGTGACTCTAATGCTCCTTCATTATCACAACAATACCCACAGTTTACACAGCTTAATGCTGCTGGTGACAGAATTGAATTCGTAATTGATCAAAATTCTATTGTACCAGATCAGTATGCTGCTTCAAACCTTGGTGTATCTTACTCATTAGCTCCAACGGATGCTGATAGAGGTGATTTTGAAGATGGAAATAATAACCTAAATGGAAATAACACTCCAATTAGTATTCCAGAAATCAATGTACAGATGCAATCATCTGCTATTGTTGCTAAAACTAGAAAATTAAAAGCTGTTTGGACTCCTGAGTTCGCTCAAGATCTTAACGCTTATCATGCTCTAGATGCTGAAGCGGAATTAACTTCTATTTTAAGTGAGTACATTTCATTAGAAATTGACTTGGAAATCTTAGACATGCTACAAGAATCAGCTGCTGCTGGAACTGAAGTATGGTCAGCCGTAAACAACAGAGCAATTATTGATAATGGTGTAAATGGTACTGTAGATACTTTAGGTTTCTACAATAGCCAAGGACAGTGGTTCCAAACTTTAGGAACTAAAATCCAAAAATTAAGTAACATCATCCACCAGAAAACTCTACGTGGTGGTGCTAACTTTATGGTAATTTCTCCAACAATCGGTACAATCCTAGAATCAATTCCTGGATATGCTGCTGATGCTGATGGTGATGTATCTAAATCAACTTACGCCTTTGGTGTACAAAAAGTTGGTGCGTTCAACGGAAGATATAAAGTGTACAAAAATCCTTACATGACTGATAATTTAGTATTACTAGGATTTAGAGGTTCACAATTCCTTGAAACGGGTGCTGTATTTGCTCCATACATTCCATTAATCATGACTCCACTTATCTACGATCCATCTACATTCACTCCAAGAAAAGGATTGATGACTAGATATGCGAAGAAAATGGTACGTCCTGAATTCTATGGTAAGATCTTAATTAATGGTTTAGATACTATCTAATCAGATAATTAATATTTCTTAATAAATTAACCCGGCTTTATGCCGGGTTTTTTTATGTTTTTAATATGTATAATAAAATGCGTTGTATTAGAACTATATTTATCTTTTTATATAGCTATATTAAAATTACCCTGTCTTTTAACGTATTTACTTCGGTTTTATCCAATTATTGTATAATCCCTAATTTCAAGAATTTATGGCAAGTAAACACCATACGGACGAAGTTTATCGTCCTAAGAGAATTCCTAAGAACCCAATTAAGTTTAAACTACAACTTAATGCCGAACAAAAAGAAGCTAAATCATCTATCCTCGATAATACAATCACACTCCTTGGAGGGAGTGCAGGTAGTGGTAAAACATTATTAGCATGTAATGTTGCATTAGACGGACTGTTACGAAGACAATATGATAAAATTATTATCACCAGACCTACAGTATCAAAAGAAGAAATAGGATTTCTACCTGGTGATTTAAGAGAAAAAATGGATCCTTGGGTTCAACCTATATATCAAAACTTTTTTGCTTTATATGATAAGGTTAAAGTAGAAAAATTAATTGAAGATGGAAAAATAGAAATTGTACCCGTATCTTTTATGAGAGGTAGAACATTTTTAGACTCAATGATTATTGTGGATGAAGCACAAAATGTTACCCACGAACAAATGGAAATGATTACTTCACGTTTAGGATTAAGAAGTAAAATGATGATATGTGGTGATCAACACCAAACAGATTTAAAGAAAAAATCTGATTCTGGGTTTAAATTTTTATATGCTGCAGCCAGAAAAATAAAAAACCTAGAAGCAATCACATTAATCGCTAATCATAGAAATGAAATTGTTGAAGATTTATTAGATTATTATAATGAAGCAGTAGATAAAGGAGCAAGCATTACTGTTTCTGGTTCATATATTTATAATAATAAAAATTAATTTCATATTTATAATAAAATTATAAAATGGCAAAATGTGTAACTAGTGGATCTTTAAAGGTCCTTATACAAGAAAGTATAACTCTACCTAATAAAAATGAAGAAGTTTGTATTAATGAAGTTACAATACCTGGTATTAACCAAACAGTAAGAAGAGTAGATACAATTTCAACTACATTTAGTGGTAGCGGAATAGAAATTTTAAGATTTGTTGATTCTGAAGAACAACAAGTAGCTGGTTCATTTGTTAGAGATACAGTTAAATATATGAGGTTTACTAATTTATGTACAACTAATTATTTATCTCTTTATTTAATTCAAGATAGCCCTGATGCTCAAAACCCAAACACAGATGATGTTGGTTCAGGTGATGATGGTTTATTTAAAATAGACCCAGGCAAATCAATGGTATTTTCTAATGGACAATTTGATAGTAATAATTTTTATGATTATGTAGTTGAAGGGTATGTTGATGAACAATATTTTGCTGGATTTGCATCATTAACTTCAATTAAGGCAAAAGCAGATACTAAAGACGTTCAAATAGAATATTTTGTAGCTTCTTCTTAATATTTATAATAAAATTAAATTTAAATAAAAAATGGCATTAACATATAGATCAGTAAAAGGTTCAGCATTAACAATAACTGAATTAGATGACAATTTTAGATACTTTACAGGTTCTCATAGTGTAACAGGATCATTAGATATAAATGGTGGTTTAATAGTAACTGGATCAATTGAATTAGTTGATGGTGGGTCTCTAGTTGGAGGAGGAGTAAATCTTACAGGTTCCTTTTCGGGATCATTTTCTGGATCAATAGATGGAGCTGAATTATTTGTAGGCAATTTACCATCAGCAGACCCAGGTGTTGCTGGTCAACTTTATAATGACAGTGGAACAATAAAAATATCTTTATAAAATTTATTAATTTTTAAAGTAAAAAATTAGACCTCAATTTGAGGTCTTTTTTTTCATATTTATAACAAAATATAAATTATGAATGTACCTATTTGGCCTGGTTCAAGTTCATTCGCACCTGGAGAAACACCATTTGGCTTTTATGATAATGATCCCGAATTTAGACAAGATGCAGATAAAGTAGCAACTTTTTGTGCTAATAGAATGGGATATCCTTTAGTTGACATAGAATTACAATCAGGATCCTTTTATACAGCATTTGAAGAAGCTGTAACCATATACGGAAATGAAATTTGGGCATATATTATTAGGGATAATTTTTTAGATTTAGAAGGTCTTTCTATATTTGAAGAATTAAATGAAACTATTGTTACTCCTAGTATGAAAACAATAGTTAGGTTAAGCCAACAATATGCAGATGAAGCTGGAGTAGGAGGAACAATTCCATGGTACTCGGGTTCATTTGATCTTGTTGATGGTCAACAAAATTATAATTTTGAAACTTTTATGACAGCTAGTGGATTTACAGGATCTGCATACTCAGAAGGTATTGAAGTAAAAAGAGTATTTTGGCAAAGACCAATCCCAGCATCAGCACAATATTTAGATCCTTATACAGGATTTGGATTTGGAGGAGCAATAGCTGCTGGTTTAGTTGGTGTAGGAGGATTTGGTGGTGATATGGGATATTTAATGATGCCACTTAGTTATGATATGCAAGTAATCCAATCTATTGAAATGAATGAAATGGTTAGGTTTGCAGATTATAGTTTTGAAATACATGCTAATGAATTAAAAGTATTCCCTATACCCAGAAAAAGAGATGTTGGGGGAGATGGATTAGGTAAAATTTGGTTTCAATATATTTTTGAAAAAGATAGAGGAACTATAAAATGTGCTGAAGATAAGGTTAATAATGTTGGAAATGCTAATTTTAAAAATCCAAAATATTCATTAATTAATTCAATTGGTAGACAATGGATATTTGAAATGACTTTAGCAATAGCAAAAGAAATGTTAGGGTATGTTAGAGGTAAATACTCTAGTATCCCAATACCAAATTCAGAAGTTAATTTAAATCAAGGAGACTTATTATCAGCTGCAACAGCAGAAAAAACAGCTTTAATAGAAAGATTAAGGGCTTACTTAGATGAAACTTCTAGGGCTGCTTTATTAAACAGAAAAGCACAAGAAGCGGAATCTAAAATGGTTGAATTACAACAAGTTCCTTGGACAATTTTTATAGGATAGTATGGCAATGTTTACAGGACAGAGAGATGTTTCTCTGGTAAGAAAGCTTAACAGAGAATTGATGGGTAATATTATTACCCAACAATGTGCATTGTATCAATTTAAATTAGAAGAAACTAAGGTTAATATCTATGGGGAAGCTGCAGAATCAAAATTTTATAATGGTCCTTTTTTATTTAATGTTTTAATAAATAGGTCAAATGAAGAATATGGTGAAAACGAAGAAGGTATTCAATTTGGACAACCTATAGAATTTTACTTTTTAAGAGCAGATTTAGTAGATGCCGATATAGTACCTGAAGTTGGAGATATTATATTATACCAAGAAGGGTACTATGGAGTACAAAGCACAGTATCAAACCAATATTTTGGGGGCAAAAACCCAGATTACCCTAATAATAACTCAGACGGCACTCCAAACCCATTAAATCCGGGATTAGAAAAGTTTGGAAGTAATTTATCTGTTTTAGTTTCTACGTATTATATCCCAGCAGATAAAGTAGCAATATCACCTTATATAGAAAGAATGTAATGAGTAAAATTAGAAAACCTATACCAAAAACACAGCGACAATTAAGTGTTGAACAACAAAAAGCTTTTGACACTAGAAGAGGTAATCCTAATGCTCGTATAAACCCTAATGAATCTGAAACAGGAATACCTTTTAATAGATCTACAAAATTAAGTTATAGAGAGGATGGTGTTAAACCCTTTTCTATTGGTATACAAGATTTAGATGAAGCTGTGTTTTTTTATTTTGAAAATGTTATTAAACCTTTTGTTTATCAAAATGGAGAAAGAAGAAACGTTCCCATAATATATGGTGCCCCTGAAAGATGGAAATCTTTTCAAAGAGATGGGTATTATAGAGATAAAAAAGGTGCTATAATGTTGCCTATTATAGTATTAAAAAGAGATACTATATCAAAAGATAGATCTGTGTATAATAAGTTAGATGCTAATGGAGTAAATTTATATGGTTCATTCCAGAAAAAATATAGCCCCGATAATTTTTATAATAATTTTTCTGTATTAAATAATAAAAAACCCGTAAAAGAACATTATGCCGTTGCAGTTCCCGATTTTGTAACATTAGAATATAGTTGTCTAATACAAACTTATTACATGGAGCAATTAAATAAAATTATTGAAGCATGTGAATATGCTTCTGATGCATATTGGGGTAACCCTGAAAGATTTAAATTTAGAGCTTTTATAGATAGCTTTACAACTGCAACAGAATTAACCACAGGCAAAGATAGATTAGTAAAAGGTACATTTAATATTAGTTTGCGTGGTTATATTATTCCTGATACTATACAAAAGGAAATGAATTCTATTTCTAAATTTAATAGTAAATCTAAGGTTACAATTAATTTTGAAACTACAAGTAATAGTGATAATTTTAAACCTGGTGTTCAATCTGTCCCAGCTAATAGAACATTTCCTAACGGGCAAACAAGACAAGAATAGCTTGGATTAATAAATATAATTACTTATATTATGGTTGTATTTAAAATAACGTTATATGATATATTGGTTTACGGGTCAACCCTGTTCGGGAAAGACCGTTTTAGCAAACATGCTTAAAGAAAAATATCTTCCTCATGCTTATCGCATAGATGGAGATGAAATGAGAGAATTATTTACAAATAAAGATTATTCTATAAAAGGTAGAATAACTAATGTAGATGCTGCTCAAAAAATTGCCCATTATTTACATAATCAAGGAAAAGATGTAATTGTATCCTTAGTTTCTCCCTATTTAGATCAAAGAGAAGAATTTAAAGATATAATGAAATGGCAATTACATGAAATTTTTGTACATTATGATGTAGAAAAAGGAGCTAGAGGTAGAGAAAATTATCACGTTATGCAATTCCAAAAACCAGATTTAGATTATATTGATATTGATACTACTAACCAAACACCAGAAGAATCATTAAATATAATAGCTAAAAAAGCTGGTTTGGATGTAGTATATCCTAAAGGATCATTACTAAATGAATTACCACCTTCAGATTACCAATTAGATAATTAATATGGAGAAAAAAAATACATATTTTTGTGATATAGATGGTACTATATTCAAATATCGTAAATTTGAAACATATGAAAATGTAAAAGCTGAAGGAATAAAATCTACTATAAATTATTTAGACAAAGCAATAGAAGAGGGGCATATGGTTATTTTAACAACTGCTCGTCCTGAATATCTTAGAATGCATACCGAAATAGAATTGTATGAAAATGAAGTACCTTATCATAGATTAATTATGGGAATAGAAAGAGGACCTCGTTATTTAATTAATGATATGGACCCAAATAAACCAGGAAAAAGAGCAATAGCAATAAATTTAGAAAGAGATGGCGGAATTAAAAGCTAAAGCAGACAAAGAAAGTTCAAGTACAGAAGTAAAATATTCATTTTTTGCTGGGAGATGGCAACCTTTACATAAGGGTCATTTATGGTTAATTAATGAAAGATTAAAAGAGGGTTATAATGTTTGGTTAGGTATTAGAGATGTAAAACCAGATGAAAAAAATCCTTGGACTGCAGAACAGATATTAGAAATGGTTAAAGAAGGTGAATTAAAAGAACTTATAGAAGCTGGTAAAGTGTTACCAACAATTATTCCAGATATTGAATCTATTAATTACGGTAGAGGAGTAGGATATGATATTATAGAACATATCCCCCCAAAAGAGATTGGTAATATATCTGCTACTTCTATTAGGGAACAAATGAAAAAAGATGGTAAGTTATAAAAGACATATTGCAAAAACAATTTCATGGAGAATAATAGGAACACTAGATACAATAATACTTTCAGGAATAATAACGGGTTCATGGGAGATAGGATTGGCTATTGGAGGCGTAGAAGTAATTACCAAAATGGTACTATATTTCCTACACGAAAGGGCTTGGTATAAATTAAGTAAGTTTGGAATAAATGGTAAAAAACAAACCTAAAATTTTTGCCCATGGTAGTTACATTGGGACTACAGGTTATGCTAATCATACAAGGTCTTTTTATAGAGAACTTTCCCACTATTATGATTTAAAAGTTAGAAATTTTACTATAGGCAAATCATGGGATGGTTTTAATGATGAACCCCACAATAGTGAAAACTATATTAATGATTTAGATAAAAAATTATTAGTAGAACAATCTTTATGGAATAATGATAATGAATTAAATCACCATTCGTTTTATTCTGAATATCCTAACAATTTTAATCATAATGTAAATATTGTTTTAAATGAAACAAACCACCATTTTTTCTACCAGAATTATGATGGCCCTAAAATAGCATATAATGTTTGGGAATCAACAAGGCAACCAGAAGGATTTTTTAACCAATTAAAAACTTTTGATCAAGTTTGGGTAGCATCTAAATGGCAAAAAGAATGTACAATAGAACAAGGAATAGAAGCCGATAAAATCAAAGTAATACCCGAAGCAGTAGATGGATCAATTTTCCAACCAAATGATAATGCTACTCTCCCAGAATATAACGATAAAAGGTTTAAGTTTGTATTATTTGGGAGAT